GCGGCAACCGGTGGTGGCGGCGGCCTTGATAATGATGGCGGCGGCGGCGCGGGTGGTGTTGGAACGGTAGGAACCGTAAAAAATACAGGCGGCGCGGGAGGACTTCCTTTCAGCACGGCGGCAGTGGCCGGTGGTGGCGGGGGAGGAAGCGCGGGCAAGGATGGGAATGGCGTAGTTGGCGGCACTGCGTCCGTATCAGTTGGCGGCACGGGCGGTGCCGGTGACAATAGCAGCGGTGGCGCTGGTGGTACTGCGACAAACGCTGGTACGGCCAACACTGAGGGTGGTGGCGGCGGTGGCGGCGGAAATGCCGGTGTGACGGGTGGCGTCGGAGGACTTCCAGGTGGTGGTGGTGGTGGTGGCGGATCCGGGCCGGGTGCTCCCGGAGCAAATGGCGGCGTTGGTCAAATCAGAATTACATATACGTCAAGCGCTGGCGTCGCATTAATTTACTGCATGAACTTACTTGGGGTGGGAATGTGACATGTTACTTGCCCTCTGGTTTGATTTTCCGCCCGCAAGCTGGGTTCCGGCTCCCCCGTCTACTCCGCATATCTCCATTGACGGCGGATCCAGCGGGCATCCAACAGAATACCCTCAAGTAGAGCAATGGCCGAAAGGGGCCATGTTCGAGTATTTGGATGCTCGGGCAGAATATCTGAAGCGCATTACCGGCTCACCGGTGACGGATGATGATTTAAGGCAACGTCCGCTTGAAGTTCAAAATAATCTCCAGGGTGAAGTGCCAAAAGTGGCACGTCCCTCCCCGTTTGTTCCAACCCGTCAAACCATTTTGGCGAATGTTCGACTCGATGGCGCGCATAAAGCGGTGAGCCATTTGCAGGCGAGAGTGGCAAAGTTGGAGCGGCAGATGGAAGACGAAGCAATTGAATTATTGCTATTACATTAGGTTTGTAGTAGGCTCTTTGAAGTTTTAGGCTGGCCCCGCGTGATACGGGACCATGCCCAATTTGCCGTGATGGCCGCACGCGAGGGGAGCCTTGTAAACCCTCTCGCCCCTTTTCCTCATTGGAGAAGCCGTCATGGCAACTACAGCATTTGCAACTGGCGACAACCTAGCCGTCAAGCTGTGGTCAAAGAAACTCGCGATTGAAGCACTCAAGCAAACTTGGTGCTACAAGTTCATGGGTAACGATGACAACAGCGTTATCCAGATTTTTGACGACACTCAAAAATCTCCCGGTGACCGGATCCGCATTCCGCTTCGCCGCTTGCTCGTCGGTTCCGGTGTGTTGGGCGATCTTACGTTGGAAGGTAACGAAGAACGCATCAATTACTACTCGAATGACGTGTTCATTCAGCAGCTTCGCCATGCAGTGCGCGAAGGCGGCAAGTTTACCCGCCAGCTCGTCCCGTTCGACATCCGCGAGCACGCCCGTGCCTCCCTGCAAGACTGGTGGGCCGACCGCATGGATACGTGGTTCATGAATCAGATTTGCGGCAATACGGCGCAGACTGATACCCGTTTCACGGGTCTACAAGCCTGTGTGGCCCCCGACTCGGATCACTTGGTTCTGCCGGCTGGCAAAACAACGCTTAATGACGTGGTGTCGGCGTCAGCCGTTTTCACGCTTACGTTGATCGATGTGGCGGTTGAAAAAGCCAAGTCTCTGGCGGTCCCGATTCGCCCGATCATGATCAACGGCGAAGAAAAGTACGTGTTGTTTATGCACCACACGCAAGTGACGGATATGCGTACCAACACAAACACGGGCCAGTGGTATGACATTCAGAAGGCGGCTTTGCAGGGCGGCAACATTACGCAGAACCCGATTTATACGGGTGCTGTCGGCGAGTACAACGGAACGATTATTCACGCATCGAACCGTATTCCGCTGGCGCAAACGGCAAACTCGGCGGTTGCAAGCACGCGCGTTGCAGTTTTTGCGGGTGCTCAGGCTGTGGCAATGGCCTTTGGACGTGACAATGGCCCGGAGCGGTTCAATTGGGTCGAAGATTATTTCGACTATGAAAACCAATTCGGTGTGGCGGCAGGCTGTATCGCTGGCATGATCAAGAACACTTTCAACGGTTCTGACTTCGCCACTATCGCATTGCCAACGTACTCTATTGCTCATACCACGAGCTAAGGAGACTTGACATGGCAACTTTTACGGCAAGCGCTGCGCAAACGCAAAATACTTTCTTCCTCAACCCACCGAAGTATTTGGAAGAAGGCGTCATTGCTCGTACTTCGCAGTACACATTTACAGCGGCCCAATCGGCTGGTGACGTTATTCAAATGTTGCCGGTCCCGAAGGGGGCTTCCGTGGTGGGCTTATTCACGGTTTGGGGTTTGGGCGGTGCGGCCATTACCGCAAATATTGGCGACACGGCATCATCGGGTCGCTATTACACGTCCATGTCATCGAACACGGCGCTTGTTCAGTACGCAAACGCCGGACTTGGTTACAGCTACTCCGTTGATACCGTGCTTACAGTCACCGTTGGAACCGCAACCTCTGCGTCAGCAGCCGGCACGGTTCGCTTAACGGTCCTGTATCAGATGGATCAGTGCACGGACGGCACCTCGTAAAGCTTTTGTAAGGAATTTCCAGTAGTTCCGTGCTTGGCTCCCTTCGGGGAGCCTTTTTTATGGCTTGTGAGATAATTTGAAGGCCAAAAAGCACACAAGGATATTGACATGGAACTAAAGGGAATGCCGCTGGACATCAAGATGTATTTGGATGATGACCAGAATGCGCAGCTTGGCCTTCCGCCTCCGCAGAAGGTTCCCCCCTTCTACAAGGCCAACGAGCTAGAGCAGAGCGGAAAGCTTGATGAGGCAGAGAAGATTTATAAGGAAATGCTTAACGAGGATTTCCTGAATCCGGTCCTTATGTCAGCGCTCGGCATGAACTATGCCGTGCGGGGTGAGCATGGCTTGGCGCATGTTCTTCTCTCGCGTGCTCTCGATCATTTCGAGGGGTTTGATGCATGCATGGAGAAGGTTGGCATCGTCATGAAGGAAACGGCGGCAGGAGGCCGCGCCAACTTCCTGAAGATGAAGAAGTCTGAAATCATGAATGCGATTGGCACGACGTGGAAGCACGAGAACAAAACCGACAAGGCGCGGTATTGGTTTGAGAAGGCACAAAGCATCATTGGTGCGCCAAACGCGGACATTCAAAACAACCTCGCAACCCTTCACATCAATGAGGGGTCTCCGGTCAAAGCGATGGAACATCTGGATTTGGCAATCCAGATCGATCCGCAGCACGCGCAAGCTCATTGGAACCGTTCTCTGGCCAAGCTAGAACTTGGCGATTACGAAGGGGGCTTCGCTGAATACGGCTGGGGCAAGCGCGCAGAGGTTCGCATGAACCGCAACTACAGCACGGTTGACATTCCTGAGTGGGACGGCACGCCCGGAAAGACTGTGGTGGTATATGGCGAGCAAGGCATCGGCGATGAAATCATGTTCGCCTCGCTTATCCCAGAAATGATTCGGGACTGCAAACAAGTCATCTTCGATTGCCACAAAAAGCTTCACCGGTTGTTCGCTTCGTCATTCCCGATGATCGACATTTACCCAACCAGGGAAGACGAGAACATAACGTGGCCAATCATGGTAGTGGATGGTAAGCCGATGAGTCGTTATCCGGTGGACGCCAGAATTGCCATTGGTGACGTGCCGCGCTTCTATCGCAAGAAGATAGAAGACTTCCCCGGCATGCCCTATATCAAACCAACAGGTAAATCGGAAAAGTTTTGGGCAGAAAAGCTGAACGAAACATTTGCCGACGGCAAGCCGGTCATCGGCATCAACTGGATCGGCGGTCACAAGAAGACGCGCGTGGAAGTGCGTTCAATGAAGCTTGAGCAATGGCTTCCAATTCTCCAACTGGATGCACATTTTGTCTCTCTGCAATACACGGACTGTCATGAGGAAATTAGGGAGTTTGAAAAGAAGCACGGGATCAAGATACATCACTGGCCGCAAGCTGCGCAGAGTGATCATTATGACGATGCTGCGGGCGTTGTCGCTAATCTTGACCTCATGCTTACTTGCTGTAGCAGCGTGGTACATTTGGCTGGAAGTATGGGCACCCCTTGCTGGGTATTGACGCCAAGCCGTCCAGCTTGGCGTTATAGGTTGGATTTGGATACCATGCCGTGGTATGGAAAGACGGTTACGTTATTCCGTCAGCAAAATGGCAATATCGCGTGGGAACCCGTCATAGAAGAAGTCGCTACCAATCTTCGGGAGTTGCTCGATGTTCGGCAAGTACAAGGTGGACAATCAAACCCGGAACCGGGTGGTGGAGCTGGAGACGAAGGGATTGGGGAGGAGCCAGATAGCCGTGCGGCTTAACATTTCATACGCCACAGTGTGGCGCATTCTTAAAGACGAAGGGATTATTAATATCCCGCATGGGAATAGACTATGAGATACAGCAGCAACTATAAAGCGCTACAGCAAGAGCTTCATGCGCGTGAGCCGCAATATGGAACCTCGGGATTAAAGCACGCCGGACACGTTCAAGAGTTGGCGAAGCGTATGAATACACGGGATGTATTGGATTACGGATGTGGAAAACAAACGCTTCAGAAGAATATTCCTTTTCCAATTACCAATTATGATCCTTTTATTGTGGGTCTTGATGACGAACCGGACCCTCACAATTTGGTGGTATGTAGCGACGTGCTCGAACATATTGAGCCTGACTGTTTGGGCGATGTATTAGCTCACCTACGCGCTAAAACGAAGCAAGTGCTCTTCGTAGATGTGGCGTGTAGGCTGGCCAAGAAGTCTCTCGCGGACGGGCGTAACGCCCACTTAATCATTCAGGATACCCTGTGGTGGCTCAATCAACTCGGCAAATTATTCGACGTACAGTCGGTGCAAAGCTACGAAGGGGGATTCGTCGCAACCTTTACGCCACGGGAGAACTTGAAATGAAGCCGCTCAAGGTTTTCATTGGTTACGATGAACGTGAAGCGATCACCTATCACGTCCTGGCGCACTCGATTTTGACGCGGGCCTCCGGGCCGGTGCAGATTTGTCCGATTATGCTTTCCCAGCTCGGGATGATCCACAACCGTCCGCGTGACCCGGAGCAGTCAACTGATTTCACTTACGCGCGCTTCCTCACCCCGTACCTAGCGGGGCCGGGGGAGATTTCTATCTTCATGGACTCGGACATGCTATGTCTAAGCGACGTTTACGAGCTAGAAAAACTGGCGAAGGAACAGACTTATTGCGACGTGCTCGTGGTGAAGCACGACTACAAGCCGCTACCGGGCAGGAAGTTCCTAAATCAAATTCAGACAACCTACCCGTGCAAGAATTGGTCAAGCCTAATGGTGTTCAACGGCCACAGAATGCCAGTGCGCAACATGACCCCGGAGTTGGTGAACAAGGCAAGCGCCATGTACCTGCACCAATTCCATTGGGCCGACGCCGTGGGGGAAATTCCGTCTGAATGGAACCATCTTGTGGGCGAGTACGAACCCCGTTTAGGTGTTAAAATCGCGCATTATACTTTGGGCGCACCATGTTTCCGGGCCTATCAGCACTGCGAATACTCTCAAGAGTGGTTTGAGGAACTTGGTAGGATGACGCACTGTGCGGATCGGAACAGCGAGGGTTCTTTCCATGCCGATCTACAGCGACATTTTGAACAGGGTAGCTCTGGAGTGTCTGAATAGGACCGACCTGCACTCGGATATTTCTAGTGCGGCGCAGCAAACGATTCGGTCGATGGAGAATCAGCGCTTCTGGTTCAATGAAACTTCCACTGCCTTAACGGCAGTGGTTAGCGTTGAAACTGTCGCCGTACCTGCGAACTTCCTTTCCATACAGTATCTGCAAGTTACGCAGAATAGCGCGAACATCGCCCTTGTTCCCGTACCATTCGACATGATACGGTTCCTGAACATCAACAATACGGTGGGCCTACCGACGCGGTATTGTCAGTATGGCCCCAAGTTCCATTTGGCGAACATCCCGGATTCGGCCTACCCGATTCCCTGCTATTACATAAAAAGATTACCGGCTTTAGTGGCGGCAACCGATACTAATGATTGGTTGTCAGCGGCAGAAGACGTGGTTGTATATGGCGCGGCTACGATTGTGTCTGCGATGCTTGGCGATGTAACGGCAGCGGCCAAGTTCATGCAGCTACAAACCATGTTTTACAACCATCGTTTAATCAGACTGCGAGATACGCAGCGAGATACGCGTATCAAACCGACCACATTCTAGGAGCAAGGTCATGGCCACGACATTTCAAAACGTCCAAGATCGCATCAACTTGGACTATCTCAACCGTACCGACTTGGTGAATGAGACGCAGCGGGCGATTATCCGCGCGATCAACCATTATCAGTACGAGCGTTTCTGGTTCAACCAGACGGCCACGGCTATTGCGTGTTCGACAGCGGTGACGACTATTTCGTTGCCTGCGGACTTCATCGCTTTGGATATGGTGACGGCAAAATCGACCTCCGCAGGCTTTGCCGGTGGATACATCATTCAGCAGCGCTCAATGGAGCGTGTGACGTACCGGAATGCGTTTGGTGCGGCATCTGGCTTCCCGTTGGAATGCGCCGTTTATAACCAGACGCTCAACCTTTATCCGCTACCTCATTCGGCCTATTCGCTGACTATCCGTTACGTCAACGTATTGCCGGCCCTGGCGCTCAGCGGTGATACTAATGATTGGCTCTCGGCGGCGGAAGACTTGATCGTGTTTCATGCAGCAGCGGACGTACTCCAGAACATCATCCGGGGCCGCGCCGACGAGGTGCAGGTAATGCAGCAAATGGAGCAACAAGCCTTGGCGTCACTGCAACGTGCTCGCAATATTCGCCTAAACACGAACGAAGACTTGTCTGAAGTCGGCCCGCTTGGCCGTCAGTTCCCGTCCAAAACGGGTGGTGGCGATCCTGCGGATCAACTCAACACGGCGAACCCCAACCCGCAGAATCCTACGCAAATGGGGCCTAGCCGCTAATGCTCATTAAGTTCGCGGAGTGGTTGCCTGATCAGCCGCCACTCAATAACCCCGGCGCGCTCGTTGTCACAAACGTGATACCGAACGCAGATTCGTATCTGCCGTTTCCGGGGCTTAACGTTTCCGCCACAGGTCCGCAAGGTCAGATATACGGGGCAACCTACGGGCGGGACAACGCGAACAATAGCTACGTGTACATCGGCGATCAATCGGCGCTCTATAGGCTCTCGGGCCTGTCTTTCACTGCGGCCACGCGCACAGTCGGCGGGGCCTACAACACTGACACGACGAACGGCTGGGAGTTTGTGAATTGGGGCCAAACAACCATTGCCGTTAACGGCTTCCAGGGTGACGTGGCGCAGCAGCTAAGCTTCGGCGCGACCAATTTCATTGCGCTCCCCGGCGCATTCCCCGCCTCTCACATAGCCGTTATCAACAACTTCGTGGTGATGGCTTGTATCTCTGATTCCGCCACGCAGGTACAGCGCGTACGTTGGAGCGCAATCAACAACTCGGGCGCGTGGTCGCAAGATGCCACGACGTTGGCCGACTTGCAGGACTTACCCGGTGACGGCGGGTGGATCCAAAAGATTGTGGGCGGGCAGCAGGGCGGCTACGTCTTCCAAGAGCGCATGATATGGGGCATGATTTTCGTCGGGTCTCCGCTTATTTTCCAATTTGTTCCCCTTATCCTCGGGCTTGGGGCGTATGCCGCGCAGTCTGTGGTGGCTTACGAGAACATGGTTTATTTCCTGTCGAAGGAAGGATTCAAGTCTTTCGATGGAACGAACTTGCAAGATATTGGGAAGGGCAAGGTTGATCAAACCTTCTTCGCTGATTTGGATACCGCCTACTTGGGCGCAATTCGCGGCGTGATTGTGCCGGAATGGAAGGTGGTGTTATGGAGCTATCCGGGCTCGGGACACACGGGCTCCAAGTCAAACAAGATCCTGATTTATTCGTATGCCTATCAGAAGTGGGCGCAAGTTATCATTCCTGTTGCCTTTAGCGCCAATATTGAAATTATCAGCATTACGAGCACGCCGGGGTACACGCTAGACGGGCTCAACGCAGTCAACAGCAGCGTGGACGCGCTGGCGTATTCGCTAGATTCACGCTTTTGGACGGGCGGCAACTTGGTGTTGAGCGCCTATATCAATGGCTGGTTGGCGTACTTCAACGGAACCGCGTTGTCAGCGGAGGTGCAGACGGCAGAGTTGAACTTGGTTGCCATGCAACCCATGATGCCGTATCAGCATCCTTTGGATGCCAATGTGCAATACAAGGGAATGGTCAGCCAAGTGTTCCCGATTGCCCACTCCGCAAGCCTATCCACGGTACAGGTGACGATCCTCTCCAGGGATACGCAGCAGAGCGCTACCAAGGCCACAGTAATGACCTACGGCAACACCTCTGCCGGGTTCGCACAGAGCCGCGTGACGGCTCGTTTCCATCGGTTTGATGTGGTGACAAGCGGCAACTTCGATTCCCTCCAGGGGATCGATGTGAATGTGGTGAATGCGGGTAAGCGATGACAGCCCAAAACCAATCCGCCGTTGGCGCTCCGGTTCCCACATTTCTGAATGATGCAGACAAGCATCGACAGAATATTTCCAATTGGGCGCGGCAGGTTCAGCAGGGCAAGATTCCGGTTACGGGCAACGTGACGCTGGCGGCGAATGTGACGACAACCGTTGTGACAGACCCCCGTGTGGGGATCAACAGCTTTATAGGGTTAATACCGACGACAGCGAAGGGTGCCTCAGCGATGCCTAGTGTATGGGTGTCATCGTTCGGCAAACAAACATTCACGCTTACGCATGCGAGCACGGCAGCAACGACGAAAAGCTTTCGTTACTGCGTAATGGGATAAAGTTGCTCAGGTGTTTCCCCGGTTGCTTCGCAGTACAACCGGATAAGTCGTACAAGGTCTGCCTTGCATCGAATCGCGGAATTTGTTTTGTTTTTTTGTTGGTCGGAAAGAGGTATCCAAGAGCAGTTTCCTTTCGTATAACCAATGAAAGGATTCTCTCGTTCGATTGAGTAGTTTGGAGGGCACTCACCCATATCAGCAAAGAAATGCTCAAAGGTTCGCCACGACTCTGAAACGGTTATGCCTCTGGCACCGTATTTGTGATAGCCGGATGCTTTTGGATTGCAGCAGCGTGTAACTATGCCGCTCCATATTTTGTAGGTTCGCGTGTTAGCAAGGCCATGAGTAGTGTTTCGTTCGATGCAGAGCTTGCGCCGAGTCTCATTGTTTAAGCAACCGCAGGATTTGCTAGAGCCGGAGCGTAGAATGCTACTGGCTACAAGTTTTTCGGTGCCGCATTCACAGCGGCATAAGTAAGTAGGTTGATGTGCGCCGGAAGGATATAACCGACTTCCTTCCCGGCGCAGGACGATCCAGCGCCCAAACTTCTGGCCCGTTAGGTCAACGAAAGTTGGCATATTCATTCCTCATGGTGTCGTCAAGGAGATTATACCATGTACGTTGCAACTGTATATCTAGGAGATAGCCAGTCGCAGGGAGTGTCGTCATGAAATGGGGCTTGTGGTCTGTCACCGCCGCCTCCAATTCGGCGACACCTCCTGACGGCTGGCCGTAGATCCAGAGGGCCAATTA